GTTATATTGAGAGCTAATTCACCAGTATCAATAAATGTCGTATTTGCGGAATTAGTTGTATTTGGTGTACGACCAGACACGGTCGTTCTCTTAATCTGAAATTTGTTTGGCATGATATTCCTATCTAGGAGTTACAAATCTTATTTAAGATTCGGCGGTGTTGCTGTATCTGCTTTTGTTTTTAAAATCTCAATTTGTACATTTAATCCATTAATAACTTTTTGCAAGCGTTTGTTTTCTCCGTCAGCATTTTCCAACTCATCAGCGCGTCCTTTCAGTTCCATAAAAGACTGCTCAGCATCCTTCCGAGCTTGCATTTCAGCTGTTAAAGCTGTCCGTGTCCGTTCATATTCATCACAAATTTGCTTATGAGTTTCTATCAACTGCTGGAGTTTTGTCTCGCTAAGTGATAGTCTTGTTTCGACCATCAAGCAACGAGACATTGTCTCGCTTAACGCTTCTTTCTGCTTTTGTAAAAACAGATTAATAAATTCACCATCCATATTTGCCATAATAAACCTTTTTATTTAATAGGTACCACCATCCAGCGTACTGTAAGCGACAACCCCACCTGAAATCTGCAGTATAGTACCCTCCGCACCAGCACCTAGTTTACGGAAGCCGTTTGAACTGTTTGCAACGAGAATATCTTCCGCTGTAAACGTATTCAACCCAGTGCCACCAGAAGTACCAGGTAGCGGCGTTGATAAAGATAACGTATTAGCAACAAGCGCGACTGCAAGAGTACTATTTGCTGTTATTGCAATGTTTGTAGCGTTGGCAATAAAACCTGTAAGACCAGCACCACCTGTTTTAATAAACGCTTGCAGGGTTGCGAATTCAAATGATGTGTTACCTGTATCAACAGTACCAGCAGGCGAAGGATCAAGTTTGTGGAACAGTTTATAAACACCACTGTCACTTGCATCACGGAAAAGACCCGTATGTTCATGGGGACCACCATCACCAACTTCATAGCTGCCAAAGAAGCCAATGTCAACAACGTCACCTAGTGTGTTATCAGACGCCAACTGAATCATCGAATCAGTAACAGTTAAGTTATTAGCGTTGATGGTTGTTAGCGTACCAGTAACGTTTAGGTTACCAGAAACTGTCAAGTCGTTAACTGCAATTGTGTTTGCTGTTAGTTTATTTGTAACAGCTACGTTTGCACCAAATGAAGCATTTGCTGCAACTTGAAGAGTCGTTGCTACGTTTGCCCAACCGTTTATTGTTGTATTACCGAACGTCGCTGTAGCGTTAGATGTTGTAAATCCTGCCGATGTAATCTGAACGTTAACCGTGCTGTTACCGACAGAGATCGTTGAAGTATTAACAACAACGTTAGCACCAACAGCAATGTTTGTTGTATTAACAACAGAATTGCCCGAGGTTAAACCAACACTGGTGATTACCGTATTAACCGTCGAGTTACCAACAAACAAAGCAGTTGCATTAGCAATGACATTAGCACCAACGGATACAACCGAGTTATTGACAACAACGGTTTGTGTCGCAGTTTGATACGATGTGCCTGTTTGTGTCGTGACCGCATTGACTGTCGAATTACCAACATACATTGATGTAGCGTTGACAATTGCATTAGCACCAACAGATACTTGCAGAGTGTTTGCTGTCGTCGTGGCTGTTGAGTTTGCTATCGAAATACTTGTTTGGTTGTGTACGGCGTTGACGGTTGAGTTACCAACGTATACAGCTGTCGTGTTAGCAATGACGTTTGCACCTGCTGCAACCACTGTTGTGTTAACGACGGATGTACCAACCAAGACAGCGTTAGGGTTAACGTTTGCTGATGCGGTGCTGTTTGCTACTCTAACTTGTGTGGATGTAATTGAGGCGTTGACAGTTGTGTTACCAACAAGGATAGTTGTTGCGTTAGCAACAACGTTGGCACCTACAGAAACAACCGTATTATTTGCTACAACTGTTTGTGTTGCTGATGTCCATGACGTGCCAGTTTGTGTAGTAACAGCATTGACAGTAGAGTTACCAACATACAATGCGGTTGCGTTAGCAATGACGTTAGCACCGACAGACACCTGTGCGTTGTTTACTGTTACAGAAAGAGTCGAGGTAGCAATTACAAGGCCAGTTTGGCTGTGTATTGCATTGACCGTAGAGTTACCAACATATAATGCGGTTGCGTTAGCAATGACGTTGGCACCAACAGAAACTTGAGCCGTATTGACTGTTGTTGTGACAGTCGAGTTTGCTACGACAACGCCAGTCTGTGATGTTATCGCGTTTACTGTTGAGTTGCCAACAAACAACGCAGTTGAGTTGGCGATAACGTTAGCACCGACTGATACAACAGTGTTGTTAGCAACTACAGTTTGTGTTGCTGTCGCATACGTTGTACCAACTTGCGTAGTAACAGCATTGACCGTAGAGTTACCAATGTACACAGCTGTCGTGTTAGCATAAACTGTACTGGTGCCGTCTGTGATTACGACGTCATTATAATCAACAGTTGTTGATTGTGTTGAATTACCAACTTTCAACGCGGAGGTATTAACTGTAACATTGGAGCCAACAAGCACGCTACCGGCAACCGTAAGAGCATCAGTGGCTGCATCATAAGTTAAACCAGCATCGCTAGTTAAACCACCTGTTGAATTACCAAAAGCAACCTGTGTAGCTGTTACAACACCAGTTCTCGTATCAATATAGTTCTTGATTGCCCAAGAAGTAACAAGTTCGTTATTAGAACCAGTTGCTGTTGCACCAAGCTGAGAAGTATTTGCTGATGTGGATATTGATGTGACGTTGACAGTTGTACCGCCAGCACCAACAATCAACTTTGCTGTTTGAACGCTGTCTATCCATGATGTTGAGTTTGCAACGAGAGCTTGGTTAGCCGTCAAAACACCAGGATAACGTGCACCCGCAATTGCAACTACGTTAGCTGAGTTTGCAGCACCGTTAACACTACCAATATAAAGAATTTGGCCATTACCCGAGTAAGCAAGCTCACCAGCAACAACGTTGCTGCTTGGTACAGCTACCGTGCTGCTTCTCTTAATTTGTATCAGATTTGGCATTTAAAAGGTACCCCCGTCTAGGTCTAGTAATCTTACGATGTATTTGTCTGTCGTCGGATCATAAACGAGGGTGCTGCCTGCCACAGTATTGGCGTTATCAGCTGTCACATCCAACATTTTATCTAATCGTCTGTTGGCATCCGCTTGAATTGTGTTCTTGAGCGTAATTGGCGAGGTTGTCTGGATGTATCCGTTATCTATTTTTACAACAATGCCTGTCATCTTGTCACCCTTGGCGTAACGGTCACAATACCCTCAACAATACGTGAAGTAATACCAGAATTTGTTATAAACACATCGTAAACGTAACGACCAGCAGCAATATTGGCTGTTTGAGCATCCGTCAACGAAAGATTTATTTCTCCAAGACCCTCGTTTATACTAGCCGTAAACGATACAGAGTTTGAAGAAGAGTACGTCTTTCGCATTTGTGCTGAAACCGTGTAATCATTAAGTGCAACGATATTTCCATCCACGTCTGTCAAAGACACGGAAGTGGAATAATCAGCACCTTGATCGATGACTAAATTTGCCTTTACCGCCATACACTAATCCGCTTTTATTGTTATTGTTGTATTTATATTTACGGAAATTAATGCTTTTGACCAATCACCATAAACCTGGATTTGTGCCCTAAGTCATAGCGGCCCGCGTACAAAATCTTGTTTATACCCGCTTGTCCTACCAGTTGTTGTGTTGAGGAAGCTGGATTTATATGTCCAGGATCTGTACCCTTATCGCATGATTGAAAAGCATACACGGTTTGTTTGGAGGGTGTCTTTATCTTATCCAGATTAAACATATGCTCACAAGACGTGTTGATAACCAAATCGTAATCCATTGTTTGAAGGATATCAATATCCTTTTCCACATCTATAACGGCTGTTCGCACGTTGCTGTTAGTTTGATATACGCAATTGTGGAGGTATTCCGCGACTGAAAGTACATTTGGATCCTTGTCCGAAAGGAGTATGTACTTGGGTGTAAGCGATTCATTTAACAGTGGTATGGTGTAACTGCCATACCACCCGCCTAAAATTAATACGCGCTCAGGTTTCACTTGTAGCTGAACAAGCGTGTCAACCAACCATTTTTTTGATTGATATTGAGTATTACTTAAAGAATCAGCAAAATCATCTACTCGTCTTGGATCATTTTTTATAAACCGTAACACCTCCGACACATTACGAAAAATATCAATCATGTCAAAACAATGTTAGGATTTATTTGTTGAAAGTTTACCTCGGAAAGAAACTTATCAATTAATGGATCTATCTGTGCAAAGTAAGGACTTTCGTTGTAATCCTTGTATTCAGTACTGACGTCAAACACATCTTCATACCATGTTACGGGCTTATTCCTCTGCTTACAATATTCCAGCAAACATGCCGCGCCCATCAAAGCACGCATTATTGCAGGAAACATCTCACCTTGAAAAACAATCCGCTTGTCTTTGTTAACCTTTGTTGTATAACAATAGACAGAACGTGCAATATTCTTTATATTGCGTCTACACACATATGCTTGTGCCTTGTCCCAGTCGGCAATATTATACACGTTAGCTGGAACAAGATACATAAAAGCGGGCGTATCCAGGTTCAAGTGAATATTGACGTATTCTGAAGGAGTGAAAGTGTGACCTATCCCCGTTTCGTGATAAAGAGCTTTAATATTTGGCTGCGTAGAGGAAGCTGCGGCAATTTGCGTATAGTTCAAATCTCCTCCAAATGGAATTCCCATTTCTGCCGCCTTTGCAATGGCATACGCAGTGCCACCTGATCTAACTGCGCTTACAATGAACATCTGATTGCTCCTTATGATTAATATTATTACAGTGAAAATTGGTACAAAATACAATTCTACTTATGTGAATCGCGTGTTTGATATGTGTAGCAAACACGTTACTTACCCGTTCACATTCTTTTGCTACACCGATGAAAAAGAAGGATTAAATTCAAATATTGAGGTGATCCCTTTTGTCGACAATAAACTAAGACCAATTGTTCACAACAAACTTTTTCTATTTAGTAAGGAAATAGAAGATCAAATATGTTCTTCTTTTCCGCGACTCTTTTTTGATATTGACATAGTGATCAAAGACAACATTGATAAGTTGTGTGAGCATGCTTTTTTCACTACCGATCCTCTCGGTGTTATAAACGCTTCATGGAAGCAGCACACGAAAAAAGAAATAGAAAACGTTAATTTACATCAAATAAACTCTAGCTGTATGATATGGAAACCATATGCTAACATGAACATCTGGAAGAAGTACGTCAATAATAAACATTATTATATGTCAAAATACGACAAAGGCATGGACTCCTATCTTGTACATGAGCACGACGTAAGGGGTACCCTTCCGGAAAACTTATTCAGATCTTATATTTTTGGCATCCCAAAAAAATATACTAGACCCATAACAGCGTTTGATCATTACAAGCGCGTAGAAAAATCTTTTCCAATCGTGTTGTTTAATGGTCCTTGCACAGAAGAGGACGTTGTATCTTTTATAGGTAGCAATTATGAAACATCATTCTTTGACATGAGCTTAATGTTTACTTCCGATAAAGAAAAAAACAAACAAGCTGCAAAAGAAGCTGAGTTGCTTCTTATTGAGCGGCTGTCTAGTGTGAAGTAATATCATCAATCATATCGTTCCACATCCCCTCATGGGGAATAATATAACCAAGCGTTAATCTTTCTTCGTGCTCAGCGCTTGCACAATGCCAATATATTCTATCCTTTTCATGAAAAGGACCATAATACCCAACCTTGCATGTCCAGCCTGGTGTATCTTGCATTGTAACAATTTCTTTTGTAGCAGGATCTTGATAGCGGAAGTATCCTAATCCTTGTTTTGACCAAGAAAGAAGAATGTTATAGCCCGGCGCGTTTGCGTTGTGGTGCCAACCCATAAATCCACCTTTTGGATATAGCATTTTAACAGCATTGTTTCGAGATCCTGACCAGGCCAGCAAATCTTCATCCAGTCGCTTAAGAGGTTGTGACATTGTTGGTGGTGTGAAACGAGCCATATCTACACCTCGTGTAACTTCGGGGAACCCATCAACTGGCTTACTTTGCATGTACTGCAAATATTCTATACCACAAGCGCGCTCCGGTGTAAAATCCTTTCCATGGTCATAAGGAAAATCAGACCGGTCTACCTTTAACAATGATGTCAAAAAGGTGTCAAGAATTTGCTGTAGATCGGGATTGTTTAGTTCAACGTTTTTCATGTTTTCATTAGCTCCTCATTTTCGCGCTCAGAACGATGTGGTAATGTATGGTGATAAAAGACAATCGGATCTTTATTCTCCGTCAAATAGTAACCATTCACAAAATTCCAACGCGCATCATCTTTAAAAAAGCGAACATCAACGGGCATTTTATCAACGTTGAGAAGCTTCCAAAACGTAAATTGATCCCACTGTGCGAAAGACTTAGGAACAACATCTTCCTCATATGGCCACGGTTCCGCTCTCTGTTTAACATAATCGTCCCACCACCGCTGCATGAATTCTAGCGTATGAGGATTGCTTCGATAAACAAAAAAACCACCATGATGAATCATTTGACCAATTTTAAACTTGTGCTCCTTACCATTATAAGGACGAATCTTTGTGATCATAATATCGCACTTCTCTGGTACTTCATCCCACACCTTACTCACATCCTCATGAACACACTCCATGTCTGCATCAACATAGCATGTCATTTCTGTATACGGGGTTCGCGACAGCGCATATAATTTAGTGCGCACGTGAGAAGGAACATCCTCACTAATAACCGAATCAAAACTTGAATCATCAACGAAACGACGTAAACGAGGCTCTACAAATAACGTAATATGAGCTTCCGGATAAAAATCTTTTATTGAAGCTGCGGCAAAGTTGGCGCCTTGGACATAACCCACCTCTTGAGATGCAACAATCAAAAATCCATTACGAACTGACATTGGTTATTCCTCTGTTGTTTCCTGTGTGTCTTGTGTCTGTGCCTTTTCATGTTCTTTCAGAATAATAGCGGAAGCAAAAGCATAAACTTCCATATCACTTTTTGCTCTACGAAGAGCAGACTTAAGTTTTTTTTCCGTCGTTTGTTTAATTACTTCCACGTCAAAAGCTTGAAGTTTCAGGTTGAACAGCCGCTCTTGTCTTTCTTTATCTTTTTGAGCTGCTTCTTTTTTTTCTTGCATCTCACGGTCGCGAGCTTGCTTTGTTATTGCTTTACGCGTATTTTCTTCTATTTGTTCTGGCGAAAATTCAGCTTGCACTTGCAACAAGTCTGTGTTATTTTGATCATCACCATTAATGACAGCGGACATAACTCTACCATCATCATAGTGAAATTCAACAGATAATACTGTTCGCGCATTATTAATCCAATGAGGATTTTTGATAGTTCTTTTCATGCTGTCCTTACCCAAAGTTTAATTGTTGAAACTGTTTCCGGAGTTGAAATAATTGTTAGGCCTGTGTACGCACCAGTAAATGCTTGTGTATACACCCCGGTATATACTGCAGTGTATGCTCCTGTAAACGTACCTGTAAACGAGCCAACATATACGCCAGTAAAAGTGCCGGTGAAAGCTTGACTATAGGTACCAGTGTAGGCAGCAGAGTACGTTCCAGTATATAGTCCTGAGTAGCTTCCCGTGAATACACCTGTAAAACTATTTGCATAGTTACCCGTAAATGACTGATTATACACTCCAGTAAACGCACCGGTAAACGCTTGATTGTACAAACCGGTGAATGTACCGGTGAATCCTCGGTTGTAAATCCCCGTAAACGCTTGGTTAAACGCACCAGTGTAAGATCCAGCATATGCGCCACTGAATGCACCAGTATACGTTCCGGAATAACTTCCCGTAAACGCTCCAGTGAATTGTTGATTAAACAACCCTGTGAATGCACCAGAAAACGCTTGGTTGTACGTACCGCTGTAGTTACCAACATACCCACCTGAATAAGCACCGGTGAAAGTTTGTGAGTAGTTACCGGTATATGGACCCGTAAACGCTTGTGCATAATTACCAATGTAAGCACCAGAGTAGGATCCACTGTAAGAACCCGAGTATGTTCCCGTATAGGCCCCTGTAAACGTTTGACTGTAGATACCAGTATAAGCACCCGTGAACAGTTGACTGTATGTGCCTGCGTAAGCACCAGTAAATGTTTGCGAATAGCTACCGGAGTACGATCCTGTGAATACTCGACTGTAAACACCCGTGTAGGTACCAGTAAATGTCTGCTGATAATTGCCAGTATAAGAGCCTGTAAACGTTTGGTTGTATATGCCAGTGAACGCACCTGTAAACACTTGCGAATAGTTGCCCGTATATGCACCTGTAAATGTCTGCTGGTAGTTTCCTACATACGCGCCAGTAAACGCTTGGTTGTAAGAACCGGAATAGGAACCGGAGTACGTGCCTGTAAAAGTTTGTTGGTAGTTACCTGAATAGGCACCGGTGAATGCTTGGTTATAAGAACCAGAATAGGAACCGGAATATGTCCCGGTAAACGTTTGTTGATAGCTACCTGAATAGGCACCAGTAAACGCTTGGTTATAAGAACCAGAATAGGAACCGGAATATGTCCCGGTAAACGTTTGTTGGTAATTACCTGAATAGGCACCGGTGAATGCTTGATTGTACGTGCCGGAATATGCACCACTGTACGATCCAGTAAAATATCCCGTATACCCGCCACTATACGCACCAGTAAACGTTTGCTGATAGTTGCCTGAATAGACACCTGTAAATGCTTGGTTATATGAGCCGCTATATGTTCCACCATAGGCTCCGCTGTAGAGACCCGTATAGTATCCCGTGTATGCGCCAGTGAATGCTCGTGTGTAAGCACCGGAATACAGGCCTGTATAGTATCCAGTGTAATAACCAGTGTATGCACCAGCATACGAACCAGCGTATGTACCGGCAAACCGTGCATACACACCAAATGTTCTATTATTAAGTTTTGCGCCGGTCCAATACCCTCTGTAAATACCTGCATATGCTAGGTATGCTGGGGACCCAGCATAGTATATAGTACTACTAAAATACTTAAGAAGCCCTGCAGCTCTGTAAACTTCTGTACCATAACCAATAGGACCTGTTACATACAATCCGGTGTAGTAGCCCGTATAAGTTGTCCACGCCCCACTCCCAGCATAGTATACAATACCAGCTGTTGTCTGACCGTACGCGCCCGCCCACACAGCACCAAGACCTGCCAAATAGTTACCTGTATAATATCCCGTAAAGTATCCGGATATTGAGCCAGCATAATATAAAACGTACGTGCCTGCATAACCACCTGAATATACTATACCTGTGTATAATCCGGTGTAGTATCCCGTATAGTATCCCGTATAATACCCTATGTAAGTACCCGCATAAGCTCCTGAGTATGCACCAGTAAACGCCTGGTTGTATGATCCCGAATATGTGCCGGCATAAGCTCCAGCATATGCTCCTGTATATGATCCTGTATATGCTCCTGTAAATGCTCTCGTATAAGCTCCCGAATAAGATCCGGTGAACGTGCCGATATAACCACCGGCATATGATCCTGTGAATACACTAGCATAAGTACCTGCATATGCACCTGTATATGCACCCGTAAACGCTCTCGTATAAGCTCCCGAATAAGATCCGGTGAACGTGCCGATATAGCCACCGGAGTATATGCCCGTGTAAGAACCAGTAAACGCTCTCGTGTAAGCTCCCGAATAAGATCCGGTAAACGTGCCAATGTAACCACCGGAGTATATGCCCGTGTAAGAACCAGTGAACGCGCTTGTATAGGCACCAGAAAATACTCCCGTAAACGTGCCGATATAGCCACCGGAGTATATGCCCGTGTAAGAACCAGTAAACGCTCCCGTGTAAGCTCCCGAATAAGATCCAGTAAACGTGCCGATATAACCACCGGAATAAACACCAGTAAATGTACCTGTGAATCCCTGATTGTAAATCCCTGTAAACGCTCCCGTGTATCCACCAGAATAAACACCGGTGAATGTACCAACATACCCACCTGAAAATAAGCCAGTAAACGATCCTGTATACCCGCCTGAGTATGCACCGGTAAACGTACCTACATAACCACCCGAATACGAGCCGGTGAACGACCCCAGGTAGCTACCGGAAAATAAGCCAGTAAACGATCCTACATATCCACCACTATATGTGCCTGTATACACACCCGTATAGAGGCCCGTGTACAACCCTGTATATGAGCCTGAAAATACCTGTGTGTATGCTCCGGAATATATTCCTGTAAATGTCCCTGTGTATCCACCACTGTATACGCCCGTATATGTGCCAGAATATACCCCTGTAAACTGACCAGTGAACGCTTGGCTGTAAACACCCGTGAATGTGCCAGTGAACGCTTGACTGTACACACCAACATATGCACCAGTGAACGCTTGGCTATACGTTCCAGCGTATAGTCCACTATAAATGCCTGTGAACGTTCCTGTATACACGCCTGTAAATTGACCTGTGAACGCTTGATTATATGCACCAGTGAACGTACCAGTAAATCCTTGATTATAGACGCCCGTGAACGCTCCCGTGTAGGATCCAGCGTATAGCGTAGCAAACGCTTGAGCATAGTTACCAACAAAAGCACCGGTATATGCACCAGTCCACACACTACCATAAGCACCAGTGAAAGTGCCAGTAAAGTTACTCGAATAAGCGCCGGTAAAGTTGCGACTAAATGCTTGATTGAACGTGCCAGTATACGATGTTGAATACGAGCCCGTATAAGCTGAAGTGTACGAACCCGAATAACTTGTATCTTGCGTTTGATACCTTGTATCATCAAAACCCGATCCAACCTGCACCCACGTGCCAGGATCAACAGGCGTTGTCGTGGACAACTTATACAAGCCCACACCACTTGTCAGAATATAATTACGAACCTTGTGTGTAAGTGTCTTGATTTCAGCATCAGACATTTGTCTGAAACCGGCGGCAAATTTGATTGGCCGGGTTTCAGTAGTGCTTGAGTCTGCAGTGCGTTGCCATAGTGTCGTTGTATTAGTAGTGCCGTTTGTCAGCGTGTTGGTTAATGTGCCACGTGACACCCAAGTTCCCGTTGCCGGCGCCGTCGGTTGAAGCACATAACCACCAGCACCTCCACTGTTCATATAAGATGTGATGACGGGCAAGACAGTCGACGAGAGATCACTGTCTGTTAGTTGCTGAAATCTGCTATTGGTGGTATCCCAACCAAACGGCCGAATAAAATTTGTATCCGTGAGTGTGCTATTAGAAACGTCTTGATAAACGGTCGTGCTGTTTGTCGTGATGGATGAAGGACTAACAGGATGAGTTCCTAATGCATCTGTTCGGTAAGTATCAACCCATGTACCGATAGACGTACCATTTGACATTGATCCAACAGCGAGCGATCCAACACTTGAATTTGAAGCAAAATCTTCACCCACCTTAATAGCAAGGTAGTTTAAGATGTCCGTATTGGACATCACTTGAAGAGATTTTGTTGAACTATTAAATTTAAGAGGTGCAATTGCTGGCATGACGATCGCTATACAACATTAAGCCGTACGAATCCACAACGTTGTGGTGTTACTTGATGTTGTATTTATGACTGCCAAACCTGTGTATACACCTGAGAACGCTCCGGTGAACGCTTGGTTATATATTCCCGTAAACGACTGAGCATAGACACCTGTGAACCCAGCACTGAAAGCCTGTGAATATGCTCCTGTAAACAACGATGTAAATGATCGATTGTATGCACCAGTAAACGCGCCGGTATATGCTGATGAGTACGCACCGGTGTAAGCGCCAGAGAAAAATCTAGAGAATGAACTTGAATATAAGCCCGTGTAAGAACCAGTGAACGCGCCGGTGTAAGAGCCGGAATAGGAACCAGTGAAAACACGAGAGTACACTCCTGTAAATGTGTTGCCATATGCTCCGACAAAAAGACCGGTGAACGTTCCTGCGTAACTTCCACTGTAAGTGGATGTGAATGCACCTGTAAAGCTGCTGGCAAATTTCGCATAAACGCCAAATAACCTATTATCAAGTTTAGCGCCTGTAAAAAATGCCTGATATGTTCCGACATAGTTGACGCCCGCTGGTGTACCATTGTAATAAACAGTGCCTGTATACGTACCGCCCCATGTGCCGGGAGTGTAGTTGTCTAGACCATATCCCACAGCTCCTGCTGCAAACAGTCCAGTAAAATAACCAGTATAATTGGTAATTTGTGTAACTGGTCTTCCGCCGTAATAAATTGTTGTTGTTGCAAAGAAATTAGCATAACTTCCAGCATATGCACGTGGCTTACCAAGACCCGTGTAAGCAGGGTTACTGTAAAGCCCAACATAGTTGACGCTCGCCGCTCTACCACTATAATAAACAGTGCCCGCATAGGTTCCTGCATAGGTCCCGGTTATCTGATAAGATTCTGTACCCGATCCTGGTGAAGAAAGGAACGTTCCAGCATATGTTCCTGCATAACCAGCGTATCCGGCAAGTCTTCCGCCATAATAGATAACCAAAGAATATAGACCAGTGTATGAACCACCATACGCTGTTGCACTATACATGCCAACGTACGCTCCGGCAAACGAAGAGTTGTACAACCCGGTGAACAATCGACTGTAACTGCCGCTATATGCACCTGTAAATCCACTTGCGTACAATCCCGTAAAGGCATTCGTGTACCCACCGGCGTATGCGCCAGTAAATGCTTGATTGTACGTGCCAGAATATGATCCACTGTATTGAGTTGTAAAACTGTTTACATACGATCCAGAATAGTTGCCGCTGAATGCTCCAGTAAACTGCTGACTATAACTTCCCGAGAACGCTCCGGTAAATGATCCAGCATATGGACCAGTAAAAGCTCCGGTAAATGCGTTACCATATTGTCCCGTGAACGCGCCCGTGTATATTCCTGTAAACGCGCCTGTAAAATTACTTGCAAAAAAACCGGTGTAATTTGTTGCTGATGTATTATTGCGCTTATCAACAAATTGACCACGCGACACCCACGTTCCAACACCGGGAGCACTTGTTCCAAACGAGTACTGCCCAATGCCTGTACTCATCATAAATTCGTAAAAATACAACGAAAGAGTCTGGAGCTGAGAATCTGTCATCTCCACTAATCCTCTTACGTTTGCATCGTAATACAAAGGACGAATATGAAATAGTGACGAGTCGTAGGAATACGTGTCTGTTCGGCGTGCAAGATAATACAGATCATACGTGAGACTAGGCGATGCATAATAATCTTGCATTACGCCTGCAGTTGACCACGTCCCAGTGGCAGGAATCTGTGATGAGGTACCAACAACATAACTACCGCGGCCGCTACTGTCTAGATCAGCTGCTGAGAAAAATGCGGGCCAAAAATGATCATTTAAATCATTGTTGTCCATTGTTTTTATTTCAGTCCTATCACCATTTTGACTATAAAAAACAGGACGAATGATACTTGGGTTAGTGAGCATACTCACTGATCTTAGTGCACCAGCTTGACCAATACTTGCAGCTGTTGTTTGAGATTGATATATCGTATATTCACTCTTAATAGCCGTAGACACGGGATGTGATCCAACACCCAATTGATCAGCCGTATACGTCACTGTAGTACCTGGAACACCAGAAAAATACGGAGTTGAAGTAAAGGAACCCACATATCCATTATACACGCCAACTTCACTATCGGAAATATTAATAGTGTCAGTTGCTGAGCCGCGACTAATATTATTTGTTGAAGGGTTGTTTACAGAGAGAACCGTGCCAGGTACGGACCCTGGATATGTAAGCCAATAATTGATCATTACCGGAATTACACAGTCCTGTAACTCAGCATCGGTCATTTCCTGAACACCATCCACGACAACACGTGTCAGGGTGTGCGTACCGGTGCCCTCCGAACCAATATCGAGCGGTAGACCTCCGGAGCTTTGTGTTAGCTGAATCGTTGTCGGAGTTGTATTTGTAACATAGTATGGCGCGCTATTAACTAACGGACTCATTGCTGTACCGACTGTTGTGTATACAACAAGAGCGTTATTTACAAACGCATGCCCACTGCTGAAAAGAATGGTGTCAGAAACTTTATTTACAGCTGTATTTGCAAATGTTACAGCAACGTTTGCATACCTTGCTCTAAGAGGTCTTGCCATTTCATGGTCCTACTCTTGTACCAGATACATTATAAATTCCAAAATTGCCTGCGTGAGCAACGTTGCCTGTTTTATATGTAAACGAATTTGAAGTAAATTGAACTAGCTGTGCTGTGGCTGTTGAGTTGACGGACTGAAATAAAAATCCACCATCGAATACAGTTGAGTTTGAGTTATCATAAGTGGTAAATGTTAAACGACTGTTTGATGTGTTTGCTGTATTAAAAATAATTGAAGCGTTTTGGCTTGCGTTTGCTGTACTTCCAAAGCGAACACCGGTGTTTGCTGTGTTGAAAAACACGTTACCAGTTACTGTTACAAGATCGACAGTAGACGGTGCATTGTTTTTCAAACCAATCAGATTGTTGAAGGCATCGGCAAATATCAAATCGGTGTCTATTACGACGTTTGCGTTGAACGTAGCAATGCCGTTAACTGTTGCTGCACCGGTTAATGATGTTGCGCCGAGTACACGCAATGTGCCGACGTTTGCTATACCAGCCGGCGCCAATACAGATCCGTTTGACGATAAGGTGATCTTTACAGGAGTGAGTGTGTGACCTGTCTCGGAGGTTGCACTTGCTGTGATGTTTACGTTTGAGCCACCATACGTTGTAGAGAGCTGAAATGCTGTCGAGTTTGCACCTACGACAAAATAATAACTGGCGTTTGATAGACCAGAAAGAGCTGTGTTACCTGCAGCTACAGTATACTGAACAAATTCACCATTTGTGAACCCGTGAGCTGATAACGTTGTGATGTAATCTGTTGTACCATTAACGCCTGTGTTTGCGTTGAAGCTGGCAGCTGTACCTAATACAACACTATTGCCCGTTACGTTCGAAGTGACAGCTGTAACGCCGTTTGCTGTTAGGTTCCAAAGACGCGTTGCACTGCCCAGTGATGCATTTGTGTTTGATGTAGGTACAATTGTGTTCGAGGTTAGCTGGCTTGTTGTTAATGTATTTAATACAGTTGCTGTATTAGCGTAAAAGTTAACAACGTTTGCACCTGCCCAACGAAAAGTAGCATTACCAATATTGTATTGGTTGTCGACAGTGGGGTTTACATCCCCCGCGAAAACAGCAGTGAAACTGAGATTACCGACAACAATGAGGTCTTGTTCAACGCGCAGAGATCCGCTAACGTTTGCAGTACCTACAACGTCTAATCCGTTCTCTACTTTGAATTTGGTATTACTCGCAGCCATTAATTTACCTTATTATTTTATGAACTGCACAAACAGCTTTGCACTTGAGTTTGCACTTGTTTGTTGGAATTTAACTGAAACAGCTGTAGTATTTATTGTGGCTGAATACACGCCAAGATTAGATCCTGCTGGCGACGATACCGTAGCATAAGACGTTAAAATAACATCCGTCCCATTTTGTGCTATAACGATTTCTTGTACTTGTGTGTTAGCACCGGTAAGATTCGAAACACGTGAAAGAATCTTTGCACCAATATAAGGCGTCAAAGGAAAATTAAAAACTTCAACGGGTGTCGCTGTTGTTGTGCCAAAGTTAGCATTTGAAACAACCGTTTGTAAAACCGTATCTTGAATTAAAACGTTACCACCAAACTGACCGGTTGTGGTAACGTTCATAAATCCTGTTATTGTTGTATTACCGACTGCTGCTGTATTATTGACAGTCAGTGTACCGTTAACTGTCGCATTGCCAACCACGTTGAGAGTTGACGATACGTTGGCAAACCCTGTAATAGTGGTATTACCAATACTAGCAGTATTATTTACCGTTAGTGCGCCATTGACTGTTGCTGCACCAACGACGTTTATTGTTGAAGTTACGTTTGCTGTAGATAATGTTGTTAGGCCAGTGACATTTAATGTATTGGAGAACGTGGCAGCGCCAGTAACTCCAATCGTGTTTGAAAGTGTAGCTGCACCGGTTACTGCTACTGTGTTTGAAAGTGTAGCTGCACCGGTTAATGTTGTTGCGCCAAGGACACGCAATGAACCAACGTTTGCTAATCCGATTGGTGACTCAATATTACCAGCAAGAGTCAAACCGACTCTCTGAGGGGTTAGTGTATGACCTGTTTCACTTACTGCTGTAGCCGTCAGATTGATTGCTGCACCACCATATGTTGTGGCAAGTTGGAAAGCTGTTGAGTTTGCACCAACAACATAATAGTTTGTAGCATTGGCAAGCCCTGTTAGTACCGTGTTACCCGTCGACACAATATAACGAACAAGATCGCCATTACTAAAACCGTGTGCTGATGATGTTGTAATGTATTCAGTAGTGCTGTTTACGCCTGTATTCGGATTAAAAGTAGCTGATGTACCAACAACGTTTGCAAACCCTGCTATTGTCGTGTTTCCAACAGCAGCTGTGTTATTAACAACAAACGCTCCGTTGACGGTAACGTTTGCTGAGGCAACAAGAGAAGAAAGAGTTGTTGCACCTGTAATACTCAACGTGTTGGAGAAAGAAGCTGCATTTGTTACAGTTGCATTTCCCGTCAGTGTAAGTGTGTTTGCCGTTAAAGCAACATTACTTGCTGTAGAATTTCCTGATGTGGCAAACACCGTTATTGTTGAGTTTGCCTTTATACTGGTGTCTCCAGTAAAGATTGTAGTGCCGTTTACGTTTAATCCACTAACGGTTACTTGCAAATTACTTGCGGTGGAGTTTGTAGTGAGTGCAACACTTGTTAGTGTTGAGTTTGCTTTAAGTGTTACGTTACCAGTTGCTGTGAAGTTCGCCGTGTTAACAGTAACGTTGGCAGAGTTCAGGAAAGTGTTAGAGGTTACAGTAGCTGTCCCACCTTGTACCGTCGTGGATGTAGAATTAACAAATACGTTTGCTGAATTTAGATATGCGTTAGATGTTAAAGTAGCTGTCCCACCTTGCATCGTCGTGGATGTAGAATTAACAAATACGTTTGCTGAATTTAAATAGGTATTTGATGAAACTGTCGCTTGCCCACCCTGGATAACTGCACTCGTCGAGTTAACAAATACGTTAGCAGCGTTTAGGTAAACGTTGGCCGTGCTGGTGACGTTTGCGCCAGTAAAGTTTGTGTTAGAGCTGATTGCAAGATTGGCTGCTGTTGCAACACTACCTCCACGTAGTGCGGTACCAATCGCAACTGTGTTTGCTCCAAAAATACCAACAAGTTGTGAGTTACCCGTGACAGTCGCACCAGCAGCTGCGGAGTTTGCTGTCAGTGCATAATTTGTAAACGTATCGGCCATCTGATTGGTAATACCAACCCATGATGCAAACGAGTCTGTTGCAATTTGTACATTAGCTATCGCGCGTGCCATGTGTTCTTCCGGTTATTAATTGTTGTAATAGTTGTTTGATATCAGAAAGTTCTCCACGAAGACCATCTACATCGGCAACAAGCTGTTGTTGTTGTAATAGTTGCTGTCTTTCAAGTAAAAATTGGTGATACCCATTCCTATCATTATTTAGGACAGCGGTACTATGCATATCTCTGACAAAACGTTCGTCGTCGGTTTTTTCTAGCTTCATTATTATGCAGAAACGGCAATTGCACGAAGATCATCAACAAAAGGAATGCTAACACTGTTATCTGATAGCAAGACAATCTTCATTGAGAAGCTGTCATACCCTTTGAATTTTGCTGAGTTACCGTTAAAATAAGTCAGCGTGTTTTGATTTTGGATGTCAATGAACGCACTATTCTTATCTTTAAGAACATCAACCTTTAACCCTGTTGCAACCATTGATACGTTTGTCACTGTCTCACTAACAGTAAATGTTGTGGTATTAGCATCAACAATACGTTCAATAAAATAGTTTGTATCTGGGAACAAAGGTGAATAAACTTTGACAAGCTGGCCGATACTGATATCAGTATTGACGGTGCCAGACGTACCTGTGACAACTGCACTACTCGAGGTTGTTGTGAATGTTCCCGTCGCTGTTGAGTTAACGGTCGGTTGATAAGGAACAGCATATTCGAGCTCAATTAAATCATAAATGTTTGTCGGGTTACTAACAACAGCAGCATCACTGATCAACGTCAACGCTGTCCACGGTTTGACACTCAATTGCTCGTTGTCATTGGAGTTTCGGAACTTACCATACACAAGAATAGAAGTGTTTGATGGTTTATAAACACGCAGATACGATTTTAAATCTTCAGCAAACTGATCATCGGTCAGTGTAATTGTTTTACTAACGTATTTCGACAGTGCGTTACCCCTGCCTGCTTCTTCGTTAGTTGAATCGTTGTTAATTGAGAAGCGCTCTCCGAACATATCGAGGTTTTCCTCACGTACATACGGTGATGCGTAAGGGTTGTTTGTTTGAAACACAAGATCAGCAGCAAAAGAAGCAAACGCACTACCCATTGTTACCTCATGGGTACGTGATGCTAGTACTGCAGGATATTTGTTGAGTAGTTTGCGCTCAGCAAGCGCGACGTCTTCTTTAAAACTGGAAGTGAAAGCGTAGGTAGTGTTTGCAATATTTGTTCTATATTGAACGGTGGTGCCACCAGGTGTTTGCACAGAGAAGTTTGGAACAATAGCGTTCAATGTGTAATCTGTCACGCTCGTAACGTTTGCATATGCACCTGAATCAACACCATATACGATGTCAGACGCTGCTATTGATATCGAAGTGTTTGTGTTGACATCTTGCAATACAACATAATCAGCAACTTTATCTTGGAAGTACACTTTTCCGACAACTGTTTTGTAATAGTGTCCAACAGCGTTAGAAAACGATGGTGGTATATCGATAGTAAGAAGAGTGTTGTTTGTAATTCCTGTAACGGTACGTACGATTGTATTACCTGGTGTACCATCTGTAATTACGAACTGATCGTTTATAACGAGAGAACTTACAAAAGAAGTACCCGTGCCAGTAATTGTTGTCAGAGAAGAATTAACACTGATTGTACCAGCTGCATTTGCTGCTTTGACGTAAGCATCTTCACCACCAATAAAATTGCCAGTGATTGTGCTTGTCTTCAAAATTTCAAAACTACGGTTTTTAATTTTGAATGTTTGTTCAGTAGAAGTGAATTTTGCAACGTAGAGTTTGAATGCTAGATCAGCATCACGTTGAGGTGTCAAAACAGTACCGTTGGTAATTGTATAGAAGAAACCATCAACTTTACCAGACGATGTTTGTGTTGTTGTGGTTGTTCCAAGTTTTAAATCTCCCGCTTTGTTGTACCAAAGCTTGAAGTCTGGATCACTACCATCAAATTTTATTAAGATACCGTAGCTTTTATCTGTCTCAATAACGACCGGTTGACGGAGTGTGAATGTGGTAGCCGTTGAACCAGTGGTGCTCGTATTAATATCGTCGTATTCAACACGGCTGGCGTATTGGTGAAAAACCAAACTCAAATCTGGTGATCCATCATCTTTAACATTACAGAGGTAAACAGAAGCGCCGGGCTTTGGCAGTCCACTCTTTGTCTTGTCTTGTACGGGCTTTCCGTAAAAGTACAAGTCAACTTTTGTCACAGCTGCCGTGGGAGACTTCTGTACAGCATCTCTGTCAAGAAAGAACGTTTGAGCTAAATCAAAACCTAACATTTATTTTCCTAAAATTTAGTATGGCAATCATGCCATGTTACTAACATCTGCTGTACCAGCACTGTTGTTTATATCGCCCATTGCGCCGATGGTACTCGATCCTGCGCCAGGACCTTCACTACCTCCACCATAAGCTGCAGCGGCGGACGTTTGTGGGCCAGAGCTTGTTCTACGTTCAAATTCATTGTCTGATGGGAAAACGACGTCAATGATAATATGTGATGTCCAGTAAGAAAGTGATGTGTCTTTGTAATTATCCGGACACTTACTTGCATTTATATTTGTTAAAATAATATCACGTACGTTCGCGACTTGGCCTGCTCGACGCTGAGCATCTTCAATTCCAATTTCAACATTTGTTTCGAGATTTGCATCAAAGTAGTACGTGAAAGCCAGTCTTCCGTTAGTATCACTTTGCAACTGTTCACCTATCTTCTTACCTTCAGGTTTCAGATTAGAAGCATCAACTTTTTGCTTTTCAACATAAAAGTAATGATATGTTAAAGGCAAAAGACCATTAACTTCTATTTTAAACGCCTGCTCACGAGCCAAAAAGATAATTTGTTTTTTTATTGTCGGCATTTTTAAACCTTTAATGCTTTTGCAATTTGACCCACCACGCCTGCTACTCCGCTGAATATAGAGCGACGTACCGTACCACGCGGGGCACATGCAAAATATGCTAGCGGTTTTGTTACAATTGTTGTGTCAAACATACCAAAGAATTTATTAATCAAATATGATCCGTACAACGTCGTTTGTGAAGCATCGACCATATCTGCTACAGTCTTATTTACATCATCTTCAGACAACACTCCATGGATAAAGCCTTTTGTTAGGGCACCGCCATCACCTAGAATAGAAGTCGTACCATAACCGTTTACTCTGTAAGTACCATCACCCTCGACCCACAAATTATACACAAACTTTTCTTCATTCTTAACAACGTCACACTCTTCAAGTTTTTCAACATCGAGCCACAAATACAAATCTGATTGTGGTGCTTTCAAAACACCATCGATCATCAGAGGGTGGTTAGTTGTTGCAAACGGAACCAATTTACCAACTGGCGTGTACAAGAAAGGTAGTGTTTCTTTTGTTGCGCGTTCGATAAACACAACCTTGTTAGTGGTACTACCGTCAGCACTCTTAACAAGATCACCAATTTGAACCTCAACAATACGCTTGGTTGTTCCATCAGCCATTTCAATAAGTGTATCAGCAATAAAGCAACCACCGCCACATCCACCACCGCTTTGGTTTGTTCTGGAACCTGTACCGTCATAATTTACAGGATCAGGAATTTCTTCAACAATACCTCTCGTCTTAATAGAGAACGTCGGTGGTGCTACGGTACCTTCACCAACAAACTGAGTACGTACGCCAGCTGATGATACAACAGCACTTTTAATTGTTTGATCAATCAAAGTTTCATCTGCAAATGGTAACATCAACGTCGTGTTATTAACAACAGCCACAGATGTGTTTGCATCTGTCAAATCAAATGCACACTCAAAGTTAATTTGCTTAGTGGCTGGTTTCAACAAACCAATTTCGCCATCGATAGATGCGTTAAATTCAAGATGATTTGCATCTACTTTGGTGTAATCCTCAAAGGGTTCTACAAAGAAGCCGTGCTTAAAGCGACTTGTTGTTGGTGTAATAGAACTTGGAATTACCTTTTCCTTGACTGATTTTTCTACCTGATTCAAGTTCGAAATATACTCGACGTTTTGTAGGCGACGCTCAAGTTTGCTAATGTCCGCCATTGAATAACGGCGAGGTTGTGAAAGAGCAACACCCTTCTGCGTGTATGGGCCAATCGAAAATATCTTTGTGCGTCGATCCGTCACACCCAATGCATTACCAACTTTCTTCGAAGCTATTTCTAAAGTTGTTGTACCCATCATTGTTGGAATTGATGGATATTGAGGCACGTTGAGTAGGGATAGTGTAATCTCACCAGCTTGAGCAGCTGGTGGTCGCACATTCAAAATACCAGGTGTACCTTGAACAATCTTAAACTGCCCATCCTTGTTAACAGAAACACGATCGATACGTTTGTTATAGTAACGCGCATCAAAAGCAACCGTGCTATCAGGTGCTGGCCACAGCTGATCTGATCCACTCAGAGCAAATGTGTTAGCTGGGTTAACGTTTGCGGACGCGGCTGACGTTGCAAGTGCAGCTGTGTTTGATGCGTACGGACGGAAGTCAATAATATCTCTATGATCGTAATATTCACCCGTCGATGTAATTACTTCCGGAATCTCTAGCGTGTTAACTTGGTTAGAAGTTAGACTTGCAAGATTGGCTGAGTCATTGATTGTATATGAACCAACAGTAAAGAAACCTTCTGCTGAAGAACGGAAAGCATCAAACTGGACCAGCATGTATGAGTTTGTGTCCAATGCCAACGTGGCACCACGACGCATTACAAGCTGCGCTGTTCTGTAAGCGTTCTCATCTTCACCAGCGTCGATGAAGAAGTACTTTGTTATATCCGTGCTCGATGTACTAACTGTTGATGAGTTGCCCAGATAAACGTTCTTTAAACGCAGAGCACCAGGAACACCAAGAGCCCAAGGACCAGTGTTGCTGCCAGCGTTATTGCTTGTGTGTATCTTTACGAATGCATCACGCGTTACGCTCTTTGTTACCGGCGATTGGTTAGTTAGTGTTTTATTAAAAATAACAGCGACGTTGACGACTGATGACAACGTTTTGTTCATTGTAATTGTAAGTGTCTTTGATGTCCCCGATACAGCAGCAGAACGATCTGATCGATCGGCTAGAGCGATTGGGTAAAGAGCTGGATAGAAGTTTGCTGCATTGCCCGTCATAGCAACGCCGCTTGTTGTCAAATACATCTTTGTATTGTTTGCAACAGTCGCAACCTGTCTGTATATTGTTGCGGTTGAATTAGCAATTGCAACAAAGTCACCAGCAATGAAGGATGATGTAAAGGTAGTGCCAGAACCGTCTAATGTGGTATTTGCGTAGGCAGTGATGCCACCCGTCACGTTAGCTGTTTGTGCGTTCGCAATAGGAATGACAATAATATCACGCTTCTGTGTAGTACCAAGAGTACCATCGCTGTAGGGGAATGTTTCACCCGTACCAAGCGGACCTACTGTAATTTGACCGCCAGTGGTTAGCTGATAGTTAGTATCTGAGTTTGTTCTAATAGTATACGTTACACTTGTGACGTTGCTAAGAGCAACTTGTCCCAAATTAAACAACATCTTGTTACGAGTTATGTCTTTTACAATAGCAACATCTTCATTTGTTGTCGCGTCTTTTGTAAGCACAACGTCAGCAATACCATCTTGAACACCATCATAATACACAGCACGTACGTCACGGAAAGACTTACCAGCTGACATTGTAATGTCAAACAGATATAGACGATACACAGCATTAGCTGTGCCTGGTAAGCCACTATCTAGCACAAGCGAGCGGATTCGTGCTGTACCAATTTGATTACCGGGTGCTGTAATCGATGCAGTATTAATTGTTGCGTTTGTAATATACTGCTTTGCAGTATCGCGCAAACTAATCTGATCGCCAGTCTTAAAGTTGAAAATACCAGCAAGCTCTTTTATTTCAAGGTAATTACCATAATTAATAGAAATTGTTTGGTTGCTTGTATTTGATGTTGTGGTTGATCTTTCTAGATCAAGCAAGCCGTTGTTGAGCGTCTGTACACGATAACCGGAAATGTATCCTGTGCCCGGATCAATCACAGCATCAACAAAAGAAGTATTCGTTGATGTCTTTTCGCGTGATGAAACGTAGAACGGATCAACAACAAAGTCACCTTGTGCCTCACGTGTGCGTCTAGCAAATTCGTTAGCTAAAGTATTATAAACGGTGACACGGTTTTCTTTATAAGGAACACCCTCTTTCCATTCAGCTAAAGCAAAAAAGTCAACGTTGGCAGCAGCTTCTTCAATAGAAAGTTTGCTTAAAACTGGCGTTAGCTTTAAGCGGTCTGCGCCTGGAGCTGAATAGTTTGTTGTGTTTGATGCGTTGTCATACAACGTATCGTCTTCATCAGCATCGACAAAAGTTTCAACAGTCTTGAAACCAACAACGACGTTGTTTGGAGACGTATTGTATTTGTCAACGACAATAACAGAGTTGTTAACTGTTAGGAACAATCCTTTTTGATAGATTACACCTTCCGATACACTGAAAGCGTAACCAGCACCGACAGAGTTAATCGAAGAATTTCCGATCGTGACTGTTGTCAGGTAGTTTTGTGAAACTAGATCTAGATCATTAACTGTAGCGGAAGAGTTTGCCGTCTGAACAGTAATGTGAGGAAGGAATGTGTAGTCTTTCCCTTTCTCCGTCATTGTAATGGTTTGGATAATACCAAGAGAGTCTGTGGTTATCAAACCAACAGCACCTTCACCAATAACAGAACTTACTGTTGATGTCTCTACCGTTGTGTTACTTACAATATTATAACCTGGCACAAACGTCCACGCTGCAGAAGTGACGGCTGTGTTTTTCAGGTCAACGGTGCGAGGTTTAATACTCAGAATAATTGTATTTGAAATTGCTGTAGTGTTTACAGACTTAATGATAGCCTTTGCACCAGTCGTTGCTTGTGTAATCTCCTCACCGACAGCATATGTACCTGTATTATCAGTAATAACCAAAGCACCCGACACAATAACAGTATCGGAGTTGGAGAAACCAGAACCACCATTGTTAACTGTAATTTTAAAGAGGTCGTTGTTTTTGCTAAAGACAGTTAGTTGCTGATCAGCAGCAAACGTAGTGCATGCAGATAGAGAAGCCGATACGTATTGGACGTAGAGAGTTTTTAGATCGGGAGTCTGAGACTCAAGACCGTCTTGATAATTGACAACACGTGCAGTAAGATTGTTGCTATCCTTGACAAAGTATCCCACATAGCTAGAAGGCAACGAAGGTTGACCGTCGACTTGGATATCAAGAATTTTTACATAGCTGTAGTTGGGAAGATACGTAAAGTTTACACCACTTACGATTGTACCAGACTTAAAAACGTGATTACCAAATCGCTCGATCTGGTTTTGAAGAATCGTTTGGAGCTGATTCAACTCGCGCGTCTGTACAGCGACTCCTGGTTTAAAAAGAATGCGATAATATTCTTTTTCGGGATCAAAGTCGTCAAAGTACGGACTGACGTTGAGGGTGTTCTCTAATGGCATATTTGTCTCTTAAAACTTCAAAATAATTTTGATGGTTTCTTTTTGCGTTAGTGATCGTGAGATTGGATTTTCATTTTCAATGTAAATGATTTCGCCTGAACCAATAACAAGATCTGGCCTGTATCCGTATATCAATTGACCAATCGCGCCGCTATTTGTACCAACAATTGTGTTACTTGTATTTAGCACACCTTTCACATGCGTCAGATAAACATTTCCTGACGTGTTAGAGTGAAAAATTGCATTAGTAAGCTGTATGTCTGTCTGATATACAGATTCGTTTTGTGTAAAGGTACCTGATACTGGCGTAAATGTATAACGATATCGCTGATCGAATGTATCAAACCCTTTTGTGTCGCCGTTGATTGCAAGTGCTGTCACATTACCTGTTGCGGAAGATCCTGAACCTGTAACAACGTTTGCTAGATTAAAAACGCCAGCAACATTTGTTAGCGTAAGAGTACCAGACGTAAAGTCTGTTACATAACCGGTTGCTGAAGTACATGCTTGAGTTACAATCTCGCCAACATCAAACGATCCTGTAACGCTTCCGACTGTTAGTGTTACATTACTGAACAACGGATCCTTAAGAATTCCAACAGAGCGATATTTGTTTGCAACAGGAATAGTTCCGTTCTCGTTGTTTGCAAAATCTACACTGAAGCAAAGGTAGCGAGCACCGAGCTCATACTCAGGATTAGATCCATGACCACCCTTAGGACCCAACGTAATAGAAAGAACAGCTGAGTTTTGTACGCCATCCGTATTTCCTGCTACAACTGCTGTTGCGTATGTGTACCCTCTTCCACGATCAATTATTTCAACCTGATAAATGCTATTTGAGGATGACGCATTGACAAGTGCGCGTGCAATTGCGTTTGAACCATCACCTGTAATAACAACTGAAGGAGTAATTTCATATCCAGACGTTACATCTGGGTTTGTTGAAAACGGTGATTCTATTTCAACTGTCTTTGTTGAACCTACAACCGTATATCCAACGATTCGGCGCCCTTGTCCGCTTCCTGTACCTGAGTTAATGTAAAGGAAACTGCCAACATAATAGCCAGCCTGTGATACAGCATCCGTAGCAATATTGTACTTAACAGCACTACCACCTACGCGAAGATCTGTAGAAGTGAAAGTACCCGCTATATACGTGTTATAATTTGATCCTTTAAACGAAACAGTAATAACATCGATAGCACCAGGAACAGCGTTGCCAGCAACGGCATTGTTTGCACGTACCGGCATATAATCAGCAGTAGCAAATTTATCAAACGTTGTGGAATCAAACGTGTACATATACTTCCACACATAACCATCTGATGTGCTATAGAATGCATCATTAGGAGATGTTTGTGTAACGTCGGGCACAACCGTAGAAGGTGTATTGCTGTTATTGTCTAGACACTTGAAAATGTGATATGAAGACGATGCATTAACACAAACGTAATAGGCTTTTTCACTCAGATCCGCATCATCTTTGTAAGAAGTGTATACGGTGTTTGATGTCCAGTTATATCGTTTTGTTAAAGGCATAACATCATTAACACCCGCACGTTTACCAAAAACAATGTTCTGATGTGGGTTGTAAAATGTGTCATTAACATTATTTGTCAAATCTTCGATAACATCATCACCATCAACATAGGGTGTATGACGAGCTGCAAACACGTAGTAAACACTGTTTGCAGTCTCGTTGATAGATTCGCGGAACTGATTAAGAGCGTGTACTCTAAAGTAATTTGTAATTAGTTGTGTCGACATATCTTCAGCTTCAAGAGGTTTCTATGCTATTTATTATGGTTATTTCAGTGTTAGCATCTGACACCGATACCACGCGACCAAATGGTTTTGTACCAGCGACGTGAGTAAGTTGTTTAAGAACATCGATGTACTGTTCAAACGGTATCTTTGTTTGAACTTCGTAACTATACTCCTGGTAATAATCATTATCATGTAACCTCTTATCACTATCGAGGAAACCACGCGTTGTAGAGAAGAAGCCTTCACCGTATCCTTGCTTCTGCAAATTGACAAGGGCAGTGACGGAGTAATTACTGTCTTCTTTTGTCAATGTTACCACTTCATTATTGACATAACCAAACCCAGAATCTTTTACAGATAGCTGCGTAACAACACCATTTGCTGTTTGCACATTTGCTGTTACGTTTGCATTGAAACCGATTTGACGTGTTGTTGAATCTTCTTCTACAGTAGCAACAGTCGCCGATGCACCAGATGTACGACCTGTTATCGTACTTCCCACTTTGAATGTGTTCTCGAGGTTGATTCGTTTAATCAACAATGTTTCTGTCGTTGAGTTGGGTTTAACCAAACCACGAGCAGTTGTAGACAACGAAACGGCTGTAACAGTTGTAGCATTTGCAACACTATTAGATGTTTGTGAGTATATCTTTGTTGAGCTGTTTGACGTTGGTATAAACGTACCGGTAACATTCTGCAGTTTTACACTACCAGCACCAGCAGCGATGTTAATGTTGCCTGGTACAGCAAATCCATATGCGCGAACTGAACCGTTTGCGTATTTTTGATAGATGTATTCGTCTTGAATGTACGAGGTCGTCGTAGCACCGTTAGCAGCTGTTCCCGTAAACGCAACGACGTCTAGCTGTATACCGGATGTGCTGTAAGATTGTTGAATCTCCTCACCTTCAGTAAACGGTGAGGTAGTTGAAGTAATATTCAACGCTAGATCACGTCTGTTGTATGCAACAGTACGTGGCTCGACAATTGCAATGAATGGATCAACGTTATAATCGTTACCCGTATCAATACCAACTAGTGATGCAATAGAACCAATTGTCTCTGCATCAAAACGTAATACATCATAAAGCACCGCATCTATTCCACCACCAGGCCACTTTGTAAATCCAAAGCTGCCATATGCCGTATTACCAGTAGAATCAATCGCCGGAGTCACATACTGTAATGCAGCTCCAGTATTGTTTCCATTTAGATTAATTGACTGAAGAGTGTTGTTACCATAGACAGTTACAAACTTATGACCTGTTTCTGAAGATCCAGCTGTTACGTTTATTGCAGCGCCGTTGTTTGTTGTGGAAACTTTGAAAGCAGTACTGTTAGCGTTTCGAATGTAATAATAACCACCGTTGTTAAGACCAGTGATTGCATTATTGCCTGTCGACACATCATAACGAACATAATCACCATTACTAAAACCGTGAGCGGCCGCTGTAGTAATAAAGTCTGTCGAGTTTGCAACACCTGTCAACGCGTTGAAGCTGGTTTGTATCTTACCATAACCAGCAAATGGCACCAATTGTGTGTTGTTACTTGATATAAAGTCCGGAGTCAGGTAAACTGTTTCTGAATTTGTTAAGTAACCAATGCTGAATCCAGCATCCGTACCTGTTCCTGTGTTTGCAATTGTAGCTGTCGTGAGACTCTCTAAACCATATAAAGGTGAATAAGGTGTAATGTAAAAATTACCACCTGTTATAGAATGTACACCGACATATGTTGCATTTGTGCCCGTTACGTTTGCTGTGACAGTTCTATTATAGTATCCTGTTACAACGCCCGTAACAGTATTACCTTTTTTGGCAAACGTCGTATCAACGTCTGGAATAGTACCCGTACCTGGACATACAATTAAGTATCCTGCTGTTGAGTTTATTATACCAGCGTCAACGATTGTTGCGTTGGCAGCAACCATGCCGTTACCGTAATAGTTTTCTATTACCGATCCAACAGTGAACAATGCACTGTTTGATGCTGTATCATATGCAACGTTTGCAAGATATTGTCGAACTAATTCAAACGTTTTGAAGTTGGTAATTTGTGTGTTAGCGTTTGTTATGTTGGTAACATTCAACATCTTCTTTGCTACAACAACTTCTGACGTGTCGCTAAATCCCCATCCACCATCAGCAAAAGAATTTGCAAAGTAGAAGGTGACTTTACCTGTTTGATCAGATACTTCTTTTACACGAGCTTTTCCTTGTTTGCCGTTGGAAGAACTAATGTTAAAAACATCACCGACAGCGAACAGTGCTCCGCCGGTTTTTACTGTTAACTCTGTCAAAGAGCCAGTCGTACGAGGTGCTTCTACAAAGACGGTGTTAGAGGTCTCTGTGACGTACTCATCTAGTTGAAAATCTCCTCTTACATCGCTCAGGTAAGCAATATCAATGTACCGACCACCAATGCGACGTCTAACAACACCCTCAACAAACGCCTTTGCTCCACTAGCACTGCCCGTAACTTCTTTGCCAACAAACCCTTTTGTTCTATCCGTTGTTGTTAACTCTAGATAAACTGGCTTGACCCACGTACCATCAGAAGATTTAAAGATATCATCACCTGGAAGATATACACTAGCTTCCTGGTTATACATTCCCTGCAAAACAAGCTGCACCCCACGCTCTGTCCCTTTAACGCGATAAAGATCAATTGCATGTTTTGTAAGTAATTTTTGATTTCCCTTTGTCGTTAGAGGAAGACCCTTCATGTACTTTTGATTAAAATAGGTGACAAACTCATCACTTGTTTTATCAATATCACGTAAATCAAAAAGCGTACGCGACATACCGAGTGCTTGGTTTTGTTGCTCCATCCATGCGTAATATTGCTGAATGAAATTAATAAAGCGCGGACCTTCCTCCTGATAAAACTCAGGGAACTGCGACTGTATTAAAGGAGAAACAATACGTTCAATATCTCTCATTGTTTAACGCCGGTAACATTAACAGTGACGTCTTTTGCAACGTCTATTTGAAGAATAGTGTTACGATACACACCAATGTTTTGCGAAAGTGTTTTTGCTTTGATTTTTAAATAGTTACCTTCGTACGAAGTCATGCTCAGCCCAGCAAATGTTAAGAATCCTGTTGTATAATTCACCGTTCCAACCTTTTTAAGGATTGTTATACCACCAGCTTCTTGAGCAGCAACGTACAAATTACCCAGTGAATCATCAACGATCAAACAACTTGTATTATTATAAGTAAACGAAGATGTTGTTATGGTATGACCATAATGTGTTTCGTTGAAAGAAGTTTTTAATCCCGTTTCTGTCTGTAACGCATTTTCGAAATCAACTGTAAAAATTAGATCTGTATTCAGCGTTGGTATTACTCTACGAATTGCTCTTACAGACGTGTCGTTTGATATAATACTTGTGTCAGCGTTAGTAATGGTAGCAAGTAGTTCACTGTGATGCATAGTGGTTTTAAAGTCTTCAAGACTGTTAAAACTATAGTTTGTTACGGCTGATTGAACGAGAGATTTAATATCCGCTGTTGTTTTTGTTGTCTTGTTTACGTTGTAAAATACATTTGACGTAACTTCAAGGTACATAAAATCTGGCTTGATAAAATCAACGTTGATTGATACCGGTGTCTTATCACGGATGTAATCCAAGAAGGCCTTCTGTCTCACTTCTGACACACCATCAGCGTCAGCAACATCAACGCTAACAATCACGCGACCAAACCGTGGTGGGTTTGCTTCTTCACCACCATATACACTAATTGCTTTAATATCGGAGAATCTACTTTTTAGTAAAGTTTCGTAATCAGAGACAGTGACAGCTCTATCTTGCGCTTTGAAGCTTCTTGGCGCATTAAATTTTATCGAGGTGATACTTTCTGCTACGTCACCACCCGTTGCTCCGGATACCGTTTTTACGGTTATGTTAGAGTGTCCGTCAATTGTACTATCCGGACTGAACTTTAATGCACCATTTGGTAGCTGACCAGACCCAGCGCGGTATTTGACAACAACGTACGATCCTGATTTTGGAGTGCGTCCATACACACCGTCACCAAATACAAGTTCATATTGCTGGTTTTCTGCTGCTTGAACAAAGAATACAGTCGAGCTCGACTTAACACCAACAATTGATTCGCTTTGTGTGTATGTTAGTGCTGTTGTGCCACCATCCTCATATACTGTAACATCGAGAGACATTACATCAACGGTTGGATTGGATACAACATATCTCTGAGACGTGTTAGACGCATCGACAACAAACGTTTCTGTAAGAACGTTCCCCTCATACACATCCGTCGTCAGAGAATACACACCGTTGTTTGATGTTGTAATTACTGTTGCTTCGTTTGTAGAGAATGTAAATGTGTTTGAACCTACCCGAGCTGTAAAGGAAGTATATTTTGGGACGACAATGGACGATACGGCAGTTGATGGAGTAATGTCAACAGTTATTGTTGCTTTTGAGGAAACAAAAGATCGAGGCGTGTAGTTAAGTTCTTTTGCATGCGATACAACGCTATCACGGAGCTGCGCCGTGTCAAGAAACATCTCACTGGCCACCATATTGGTGTAAAACGCATTAAGATAGGTATTATAGGCCAACACATCAAGCAAAACGTTAATGTTTGACCCCTCATAGTCAATGTCTTTGAACTGGGTGTTGTTTTTAAGAAATGTTTTTAGATTGCTCTTTAGACTTGAAAAATCTAAACCAACTAAATCAATGCTCGTGTTGGCCATTAGCGGATCCTGTTAAGTAAAAGTTCTAATACAATAGGCTCTTTTGTATTTATGATGGAGAAAATAATTGTCACGTTTGCTGTGTTGGTATCATTATCGACGAGAACACGGATTTTATGTAACAAAGCACGAGGCTCGTAATTTTCTATTGTCTTTGTAATGTATCCCTCAAGTACCTGTTCAGTTGATGGATCTGTTGGTTCAAAAAGTATATTGCGAACATCAGAACCAAGCTCAACGTTAAACAAACGCTCACCTCTACCAGTTAGCAATAGATTCTTAATAGACCGCTTAACAGCTTCCTCGTTTATGTTTCGCACAACATCTTTTTTTATTGGATGTAAGTCTAAGTTTGTGAGGAAGTCAGAAAATACTTCTGGTTGTGATAGTTGTGGTGTGGTTGTTGTTCTTCTTTGTACCAACGCCATCTGTTAATCTCCAATAAACACAGTTGAGGAACCTTCACCTATACCTTGTGGACCATCAACCTCTGTATCCGGAACACTATCGCCAATACGTGCAGCTCCCATCGATCCGTTGTTGATGTTTACGGTTTTACCATTTATAGTTACATTACCCGTTACATTTAACTTGTAGTTGCCTTTTACTTCTATATCAACGTCACCTACAATGTATATCTTTTGATTTTTCTGTACGATTTCATAATCATTACCAACAATTCTGTTTACTCTGTTGCCTTCAAAATTAACTTCTTGATACGTTCCTGATCGATGAGATGTGTGTATTCTTTCGTTGTCTGGTGTATCATCAACCTCAAATAAATGACCTGACTCTGTCTGAACAACTTTATTGTATGGGTACTTTGCTCTGTATGCAGAGGGCGGTTCGGGCCCAAGTGGCTCTCTATTTAGTGCGTTACGTTCTATTGCAAACAGAGAAAGATCGCCAACGCCCGGAATAACACCAACTATAACAGGCATTGTGGTTTCATTACCGTCCATAAAAAAACCAAACACCGTACTGCCGACTTGAATACCTGTTGGTGATATACCAACACCCTTTAAGCTAGCACTTGTTACTGGTAGAAGTACCGTGGCCCAGGGCAACGTGGAAGTCGGAGCTTCGGTATCATCGCCGTGGACGTTAAACGCACGCACTCTTATTCTACCAATTTTTTCCGGATCGTTCCTATCCTCTACGCGACCAATAAACCACCGAAATCCTTCTTCACCTACGCTTTTTGTTGTCATATCATAATCCTACACTTGCGCAATCAAACACGATTTGATGTTTTGACTTTGTACTTGGCGTAATCATGTGTCGCAAACGAACAATGATGTAGTTTCCCGACAACGCCTGATCTTCCTTTTTTTTACCAGTCGTTCCTGTCATAGCAGGCAAATTCAATGTTATAACATCACCCACTTTGAGGCCTGAATCACCATGTATCAAAACTCTTACAATATTAGAATTTAGTAACACGGCAAAAGAGTTACGTATAGCAACAGCTGTGTCAATGAAATTGTCCGGTCGAAGTGTATCTACAGGAACAAAAAAAGACTTTGGTACACCGGATGCAAACTTATCGATAAATTCATCCGTATTAGGCATTTGAGATGTCTTATCAAATTTTTGAATGGCACCAAACACATTCTTTAAATCAAACTTACCTTCGCTAAACTCTTTTGTTGAAATATTAAACGAGCGTGTAACAGCCTTAAAAACACCTTCAGCAGCTTTTTTGTTCGAGTCCATGGCAGCAATATTTTCAAACCCAAGCATTGTTCTAAACGAGTTTGCTTGTGTCTCTGCGCTTGCCATAACATTTTGCGCAGCATTAAACACGCGTGACCCAATACTTGATTTACCATCTTTTAGTAAGCCTTCAATTGTTTTGAAGTTGAAACCTGCCTGATTTTCAAAGAACACATAAGATGATGTTGGAAATTGCTTACTAACTGCACGCTTGCGACACATATCTATTGTTTGAAGTGGGTTAAGACGTGGAACAGCAAGCGTCTGTATTCCTTTTGTCTCATCAATAATCACTTCTTTTTTTGTTTTGAGATATTTTGTCAAAACAATCGGCACGATGTTACTTAGTGTATCTTGAAATGATTGCGTTATCAAATCAGACGCATTGTATAAATGTTCTTCACTAACGCAACGTAACGTATAAGTTGCTCCCTTACCGTTTACATTCTTTGATACGTTTGTCAGTTCAAATGAACGAAACTTATACTTTGTCGTACTGCTTTGTCCCGGTGTTTTAAATTCGATCTCGATCTCTTCTTCGCCAACTATTGGAAAATCTTCAATCAAGCCAATATTATCATTAAAAAATACCGTTGCATACAAAGTTGGTTTTGCCATGTCCTCGAAGATATCAAACCCAGAAATTTGTTCAATTGGATTAATTGATGCACCAATCTTAGGGTTTTTGAGAGTAATGTACTTGATTTCAACATCACCTGGTTCAAATATTTGCTTCATGTTGTCAGCAGCTCTTTCATATCTCGTTCAACAAGATCGAGGTAATCAGCACTCAACAAACGTATGTGCTTCTTTTTTTCATTCTCTTCGTGCTCATGATCGTAGAAACTAACTGGCGTCCAATAATTTAACACGCCGCTATCAAGAGGTGTGTGTAAAGTTGTTACGGAAGAAATTGTGGCGTTAGCAGTTGTGTTATCTAGCGCTTTGTAAACAGTTGTTCCCGTATTCCACGTACCGCTTGTGTGTCTAATAACAACATAACTTGTATTTGCGAATGAAACAGTTCCTCGCACAGTAGATGATTGCTTTATTACATCACCAACACTAATATTTGCAAAAGTTCCACCTAATGCAATAATGTTGTTTGTCTCCGCTATCATGTTAAGAACTTTCCGTTCGTAATTTAATACAACTTCATTCTCGTTAATGATAGGAGACCAGTAAGGTTTTTGATTGCCGGCTAGTGCTTCATACGCAGCTGGTGATATCACACTATCGTCAGTCTCAAAATTAACTTTATAGTATGCTGTTTGAAGCTGAGCGTTAGCCAGCGATCCATACTTTGCTTTAATCATGTTATCCATGTCGTATTGAGACTTGGGCCATTCATGATGTGGATCTACAATGTCATTACTCATGTAAACAACCCAATCATATCGTTCATCTTCATAGTAATGTGCTGCTATTTGATCTGCTCGCTCACCTTCGTTAATAACATAAGGATAATATACGGCCAAATTTTTTGCTACACTATCAATAAACTTAACTTTAGCAATAATGTTTGTTGTAGCTGTGTTTGCATACAATAAAGATGGAAAGTAATTAAAAAACCCAGACATGCTTAACCTCCTGTACCGTTACTAGCATTGCCTTGGGGAGCTGGTGTATTAGTTCCCGGCGTGGCTGGCGTCTCTGGTTGGAAGATATCTGCCTCACCAAAATCACGACGAGTAACAGGTGACATTTCCATAAACGTCATACTTATTTCTACAACAACCGGATCACCGGTTTTGAAAAATGCAGGACCGTTTGGTGCATAGTTAACCGATAAATTTTTAAGCACACAGCGTTTTAATTTGAACGATTCAATTGCACCGGGCGTGAAGCTAATGTCACACATATCAGGAAACGTGTAAAGAGCGCCGGCTGCTGATGCGTATCCAGGCAGCATTCTTGTTTTCAGCTGTTTAATAATTTCTTTAAGGGTTTTTAGTTCTCGCTCACTGTGTGGTGAAAATCGGTAACTGAACTGATGTTCACGTAGTCCAATATTGCGAAACAATACGGCTAAGTTTGGGTTAGGAGCTGTTCCGGAAGCAATTTGAGCAACCGCTTTAGCAGTATCACCCGCACTTTCTGATAGCTTCAATCCAGCAGCAGCAAGTATATCTTTACCAACCGATGTTAAACGCTTATCTGCTTCTTCTGGATCAAAATCACCACCCGCCTGTGCAGCTCGCTGGCCAGCCAGCACGCTGTTAACTATTGAACCAGCAATTGGACCAAGAGCTGGTGTATCATAATCAACTGAAAACGCCTCATTCAAGTTTGCAGGTATAGGCAGCACAATGCTTCCAACGGGAATAACTTTTACCGGCTCTAAAGCCACGCCGCGTTTATATTTTACAAAAGAAAACAGCGTGTAGTACTTCATTGATGCAGGGTATACTAAACTTGAAGCTGGTATTTGTGATTTAATAAATTCGTAACGTGTACTTTGTGGAGTATTAGGGCTCGGTCTTCTTGTTGCTTGATACGGCAGATCTTTAGCAGCAAAAGCACTTTTAATCTTTGCGCCGGCGGCTTTAGCAGAATTGCTAATAGAGTCGGACAGCTTTCCTAGTCCGGTTGTTAATGCGTTGGTTCCTTTAGTTGCTAAGTCACCGAGTGATGACGAACTAAAAGCACTATTAATGTCTGGCATATAAATATTTCCTATGAGTTACAAAGGCTTTTTCAAACCACGTAATCCTTCCAAATACAAAGGGAATACACAGAACATTGTGTACCGCAGTGGATGGGAGTTGAAGTTTATGGGGTATTTAGATGCACACAAGGACGTTATTTCTTGGTCCAGTGAAGAGTTCTGTATACCGTACCGCTCTCCGATAGATAATCGCATACATCGATACTTCCCTGACTTTTGGTTGAAAAAAGTTAACGCCGACGGTGTTACAGAAACTATTGTGGTTGAAATTAAGCCTGCCAAGGAAACTAAACCTCCTGCTGTACAATCCAAACAAACAAAAAGATATCTTCGTGAGGTATATACCTGGGGTATAAACAGTGCTAAATGGGAAGCGGCAAAAAACTATTGTGCTGATCGCAAGTGGAAGTTTATAATTATGACTGAGCACGAACTAGGAATTAAATTTTAATGGCTACACAAATTTTTGAAAAATACTTGACTGAGGTTCCAAACCCTCAACAAGCAACCGCCAATGCTTCTAACTGGTTACGCGAACAAGCAAAGCGCGTCACGTCGCCAATCGATGCGCGCCGTGTATTAAACAACACAAAAACATCTGACCGGCTTGTAACAAGTCTGACAGTTGGGCGCATGTATTTGTTTATGTATGATCCAAAACTAAAACAAGAACTGCCTTATTATGACAAATTTCCGCTTGTATTTCCCTTCAGACGTGTGAAAGGTGGATTCTACGGTATTAACATGCACTACTTACCTCCCCTGATGCGTGCTAAGCTAATGGATGCGTTGTACACGATTGTTAATAACCAAGCACAAGACGACACAACAAAACTACGAATATCTTATCAAATTCTTTCTCGTGCTTCGCGTTTTCGTTATTTTCAACCATGTGTAAAACACTATCTAAATAGTCACGTTCGAACACGCTTTCTTTGGGTGCCCGCTGATCAATGGGAAACAGCACTCTTCCTGCCTCTAGAAAGATTCGTTGGAGCTACAAAACAACAAGTATGGCGAGAAAGTAAACGAATGGTACCACGATAATGGCAAAACTCATCAACACAGCAATGAATGCGATTGGTACAATCGCAGCGTTGAAGTCACTAACTGGTAAAGCAAAACCTGCACGCCCAAGTAAGTTGAACAACTTTATGGCGGAACTGCGGGAAAGTGGTGTTGCGCGTACTAATTTGTTTGAGGTACAGTTGTCTGCTCCTTTGATGATGGTAGGGTTTGCTAAGGAGGTACTCCCAAAGATATCCTTGCTTGCAGAAAGCACTCAACTGCCCGGAATAAACATCCAGACGGAAGACTCCGTCAAGCGTTATGGTGTAGGTTTACAAGATCACATTGCGTATGGTGCAGGATTCAATGATATTACCGTTGGTATAATTGGAGATGGTCGCGGCGAGATTTATAAATTCTTCTACCGCTGGATGCATGGTATCGTTAAATCGGATTTTGATGGACCAGCAAACGTTGTTGGATATAACGGCATTGCTCCTCATGAGGTGGAGTTTAAATCTGACTATCAAACAACAATTGACATAATAACTTATAACGAATCAAACGACACAATACTTCAATATCAATTGTTTGGTGCATTTCCAAAAAATTTACCCGACATCAGCTTGAGCTGGTCGGATTCTGATATGATGAAATTCAATGTATCGTTTACATATAACTATGCACGCCTTGTAAATATTGATCAAGCTGCGACATTAACGCCTAACGGTATTAAAGGTCTCAGTACACTACAAAAATTGGTTAAAATTGGTACTGCAGTACAGGCAATTGCTTCGCTCAAACGTCCTCGTAGTATCCAAGATGCGCTGGCCAGCACATCAACTATCAAAAACATTTTTAATTGAATTAGGTTAGGAATATATTATGAAATTGCCAACAGTTTCGCATCCCACATTTACCTTAAATCTTCCTTCCACAGGTCAGACTATAACGTATCGGCCTTTCCTTGTCAAAGAGGAAAAGATTTTACTTATAGCTCAGTCCAGTGAAGACCAAGCAGACATTGTCCGCGCAATTAAACAGGTTATCACAAACTGTATAATTGAGCCACGTATTAGCGTAGAAGACTTTACGACGTTTGATCTTGAATATTTCTTTATCAAATTAAGAGCAAAGTCCGTTCAAAATGTAATTAGGCTGCAGTACCGCGACAACGAAGACAAACAGGTGTACGATGTTGAAGTTGATCTTGAAAGCATCGAGGTGACAAAGACGGAAGAAGTTGATAACAACGTTCAAATTACTCCCGATAGTGGTCTTGTATTGAAGTTTCCAACAATGAAAATTATGAACGACGTGGAAAACATTACCAACCCTGTCGATTTCAACTTCGCAATTATGCAAGCATGCATTGACTGCTACTACGAAGGTGATCGCGTGTATAAATTTAGTGAATTCACTCGTGAAGATATACAAGAGTTTATTGAAGGGTTTGATATTGCCACATATCAAAAAATGCAAGCGTTTATTGACAGTATGCCACGAATTGAACACACCACGAGTTATACAAACAGTAATGGAAAAGTTGTTGAAATTAAGTTACGGACACTAAATGATTTTTTTTCATTGGGCTGAGCCATAACTCCTTAGCCAATTACTACTCGTTGCTGTTTAGTATGGTTCAGCATCATAAATATTCATTAACAGAATTAGAAGAGATGTACCCTTTCGAACGTGATTTGTATGTTGATATGCTAAAGGACTACCTCAAAGAAGAACAACAACGTCTAACACAGAAATCATAATAAATGGCAGAGCGTTCTTTCAAAGACGATTTAAAATCAACAATCAAAGCCAAGGCCGTAAAAGGGATCACAGGATCCCTTTTTGGTTCTGGCATTGTTGGGACTGCGTTAAAAAGAACGTTCCAGCGTAAATTTGCTGATAAAAACGAAGATCAAGAAAAAGAAGTTGTAGGTGCTTTAGAAGAACAGCGTCAAGTCATTACAGACAATGACATGACGCTGTTGCGCATCGAACGTATTGTAATGAACATTGCTGATAATGTGTATAACATTGCCGGCATCATGAATGCACAGGTCGTGTCGATGCGTGAGGCAGAGCGTCAACGCCAGCAGGCGCGTTCTCGCGATCTAGCTGCACGTGAAGAGGCCATGGCAGAAGCAACGAGAGAACAAGCTCCTGGCATTGCTGGAACGGAGATTGTAAAGGAGGGAGAAGAGGGTAAGAAAGGCATTCTTTCTTCAATCCTCGGCACCGTTGGAAAAACCAAACGAATGTTTGGTATGTTCTTGCGTAAATTTGGTGTCGCAGCTCTTGCTGTCACGGGCACATTGGCGGCCGCCACCGCTGCAATAGCAACCATGCGCAACGGTAATACAGATGATGGTGATGGGGAAGAGGTTGATGTTGAAGATGGAGAGAGTCAAGATACCACGACACCACCAAGTCAAAGCTATTTGAATGAAACATCTCTACTCGGTGGAGACATAGCTGCAGGAATGGCAGGGGACATTCCAGATCTTTCTCAATCAACTACACAAGCTACTGTTGTTACGGAGCCACCTTCTCCACCACCTCCACCTCCTCCTACTCCTGTACAACAAGAATCACCTTTTGGTCAGATGATGTCTCAATTTTCTCAAATGACATCATCACTACCGGGCGGTGCAGCGGCAAGAGATCAAATGCAGCCTTTCATGGCTTCGATGGGTAGTTCGGATCCGATTGGCGGTTTTATAGCAGCTGCTCAAGCACACTCGGCTCGCTACCCACAGCAGCAAGCGCAACCGGCGCCTTCACCACCAGCATCACCACCAGCTCCCACTCCCAGTGTCGTTGAACAACCATCGCTTTCTGCCAATGAGCCTCCACGCAAAACACCTGAAGAGCAAATAGAAACCACAAAAGGTTATATTGCGGATAACAACAAAAGATTAGCTCAACGGGAACGTGCTTATGGAATGAGAACAGCACGAATCCGTGAACAATATGCTGATGATCTGGGTACAATGAAGCAAATGCTCGATGATGAAGCAAGAGAAATAG